ATATGACGCTTAACATCACAGCGAAGTGGTTGTGTGCGACCATCGTATTTATAGAACTTATCTTTACCCATCCAGTATGCGACACCGTTAGCAAACGCTACACTGTTCTGAGATGCAATTGATATGTTGTTACCAACAAGCTGTGCGCCCCATACAGCGGGTGCTCCAACATACTGTATAGAATACAACGCAGAGTCCGACCAAACTAGAACCTCCTGACGAGCCTGTTTTGCGGCTACAATTTCAGTGCCACGGGAAAGTCGTAAATCACCTGCTTGGTTTGTAGACGCAGGGGTCCAGTTAACTGCGCTCTCTTGGTCGGACCACCTAACAAGCATAGGATCTTGCGTAGCACTACCTAAATTATTGCAGCCGAAACAAAATACAAACCTGTTAATATCAGATACTAGCAGTAAGTTATGCACTGTTGGTACGTCAGATGCACCGCCAAGACTTGAAAGTAATACCCCGCGAGAAGACACTCCGCTGGTAGCATCCCAGTAGTATATACTGCCGCCGCGCACACCAAATATTAAATCTTCACCAAAGTTAGATTGGCTCCAAAGCCGAATAGCTTCATTAGATGCAAGTCCGTTACTCCACGTACCACCACCCCAAGTACCCGCACCCCAGCCTGTAAGTGGAACAACTGATGCTTGACCTGTAGTGATTTGGTAAGCTGCAGTGACGGCCCCGCCACCATTGCCTGTGTCAGACGCGTTAGCCGTAGCAGATACGGTTATAGTATATTCGTTTCCACTATTAACGGCTGTTATTTGGTGTTCAGCGTTTAGGATTGCCGCAGTAATGTTACCACCCAAAGAGGCTGCGCCACTAAATGTTACAAAGTCATTGATAGACGCCCCATGACTAGCGTCAGTCACCGTTATAGTAGTGCTACCGTTAGTAGCTGCAAAAGTGGCAGTATTGGTTGTGGTTGCACGGATCGGTGTAATGTCGTTGTACGCGCCCCCTTGCTCTAAGTAAAACTTCAAGTTTGTACCTACTCCCACAAGGTTAAACCCAGATAGGGTTACCCAGTTCCACAACGAGCGACACACACCCAAAAATGTAGAAGTAGATATTCTGTTCCACCCACCTATTTTCTCTGGAAACCCCTGCCTAAAACGTATTTTATCGCCGTCGAACCAACCATTTCCTGAAGAGTAGCTAGTACGTTCGTCGTTTATTCCGGGTTTAAACTGGAGTTTCTGGAAAGGCATTTTACACCTATGAAGTTTCAGCAAACATTGGAGGGAATGTGGTTACACTTATAGCCACATGTTGTTTTAGATTTAACACTTCACCACAATCAGAACACATATCTGCGGCAAGTTCGGATTCATCTAAATCATAGCCACAAGCATCGCACACCTGATGTATTACATGAGCAGGCTCTACTGAGCCATCTTCTAGCGTCTTTGCTTTATTTTCTACGCGCATACAAGCACTCCTCTACTTTCCACTGCATAATCTTTCATACTGCTCGTTGTGCACAATAGTGTCGGTTAGTAACTGTTGATCATTCTTTAGAAGCCAAGCGGTCACATGAGCGTCAGCAAAATAATGCGGTTTTGCTATATCACAATAGCCGTTAACCGTCACGCTTTCGCACCCACTTATTAGCACGATTGAGCAGAGCATCATCATCCAAACGTTTAACTTCATTCTCTACATCCTTCGCCGTCAACATATCATCAACACGTTTTTTAGTAGCTTTTGCGCGTACTTTCTGTGCTCCGCTAGCTGCACCCTTCAAGTATACCATAAGCATGGCACCAAGAACAGCCACCGCAGCATAAGCGTACAATTTAAGTCGAGCTAGCATAAACATTAACGGTCACCCTGTTTCCATTTTTTGGTACGCTCAATGTCAATCACGCCTGTTCCGACTAGAATCACTATCGACAGAGCGCCCAAAATCAGGAGTTTCTGCCAGTCTAGCCCACCTAATGTCCCAACCAGCGGGGTAGCAAGTCCAGCAATCTTTGTGACCTGAGATGCTTGGATCGTCTTCGATTGGGCTAAGGATTTTCTGGGTTCTTTTGGAGGGGTCTTGTCCTGAGCTATCCATTTATTCACCCTAAACGTTGGACAAGCCTTGGTAACATCTGGCAAATCATTGTGACCAACAATCTGAGTAATGTTAGGAAACTCCATCCGCAACTGAGCAATTAGCCTACGCAGTGAACGATCTTGTGCATCGGTAAAGTTTTCCTCAAACTCATCATTCGCAGTACCGCCATGCCCTCCAAAGATTGCAACACCTATAGAAGTAGCGTTATACCCCTTGGCGTGAGCACCTGCACGTTCTACAGGACGCCCCTCAACGATAACTCCATTACGATCAATGAGGTAATGATAGCCCACATCCGACCAACCTTTGTCCGTATGCCATTTTTTAACCTCTGCAACTTTTGCTTCTGTTGTTTGGTCGGACTGCCATTCAGGTCTTGTTGCAGTACAGTGTACTACGATCATATCTATTTGCCGCATTTTTCACAAACTTCCTTTTTAGGTTTTGACGCCTGACCGTTTACATATATGCCATAAAATCCCGCGCCCGCACCAACAATTACCGAAACCATTCCAGCCTGCGCATTTGACGGTGCCTCAAGGCTTATAAACCATTCTGTTGTGCGATAAAAAGCAAACCCGTACAGGGTTATAATTAGACGGGGCCAGATGCGCCATTTGTCTAGCCACTCAGGGGTTATCATTTCAAACCTCCATATCTACAATCTGACCTTGCGGTTGCAGGGCAGTATTGGATGCACCGAACCTATCATAACTGGATATTAAATCAAGTTTTTGCCGCTCAAGCACTTTTTCAAGTTTGTGCGCAAGTAAATGTTCCTTTTGCACCTGCTGCTGCGCTTGGTAGTTTTCAATACTCTCGCGGCTCCTCTGCAACTCTATGGCAAATGGTAAATTTCCAACGGGATCAAGCATTGGCTAACCACACGAATCCAACAAGAGCACCCACTCCAAGGATAAACAAAAAGACCCCAGCTATCCATTCTATTATCGTTTGCTTGATTTCCATTCTTCTAAATTCGTGCTCACGTTTCTGTTTTCTAATCTCGGCTTCGATACGAAGAAATTCCTGCCAATGAGATGGCCCCAGTATTGCAGGGTGCGATATGAGTTCACGCAAGTCGTCCCTCATTTTTTGGGCTTGCTTGCGAGCTAAGAAGACTTCCATAGCTTGCGCTTGTGTGCCACCACCAAGTGCTTTATACCAAGGCGGTTTGTCTGCCATTTTTTCTGCTTGGTCTATGTCAGCCATACAGTTAGCCCACTGCTGCAACTGTTGGCCCATGTCCTGTAAGTCACGCCCGACTTGGACGCCTTTTTTCAAAAAACTATAAGCGGCCTGTGCGCCCGCTATCGCAACACCTATTTCTATCATGTCTCATAGAACCTCACAGGGCATATAATATTAGGGTGTACGCGGTAGACACGCCTGATGTTCTCAGTGTTACACTGATAATGACATGCCTTATAAAACCAGCTTCCGTAGCCGTTTATAAACAGATGTCCGTACCCTATAAATACAAGGGTACAAAGCATGTCATCGTTCCATCAAACGATCTAGTTTTTCTTCAATGCGATCAAACCGAGCTACGATCTGATTCATCACAGTAGAGCTATCAACTTTAGTGACATACTCTTTTGCCATTTCCTCTCGTGTTTTATTAAGTAGTATTTGAATACGAGCTACTTCACTATGTTGAGCTTTTAGCCACCAACCTAGCCCCCCTATTGCGGCAGTTAGTCCCACATTTATAATAGAACTCATCTCCATTACGCGTACACCACGTCGGTGGTCTGCACGTCGATTACCCATTTTAGATCAGTTGCAGCAGCACCTGTAACCGAAACCTCTAAGGCACCTGCGTCTGACGTAGATGCAGCAATTGCCAGTCCGTACCCAGATACGTTTGTGCGGGCTGTTATGTCACTTTGAACGATCACAGCGCTTCCAGAAGCCTCGCGTCTCGCTACACCTTTAATATCCCATGCAGATACATCTGTACCATCTGCGGCTTGCTCTCGTACTATGGCTGTGCCTGTAAAGGTGATTGCTGAACTTGTTGCCAAGAATATTTGGTTGGATGTAGACCCTGAACCGCCATCCGTAGTGGCAATAGTTTCGGTAGCGTTGGCAGTGGTAGCGATTAATACATACCTACCTTCTATAGTAGGGTCAGCCCATTCCGCCGCAGTAGCACCGGAGTTGACTGTTAATACTTGCCCTGCAGTACCCAGTGAAGCTGGAATGTTAACCTGAATGTCTCTACCGTCCACAGTACCTGTTACAGCTATGTTACCCGTTACAGTAATACCTGTTGCAGATGTCGCTAGTGTAGCGGCATTATCATAATACAACGTTACTGCACCATCCAATACACCTGTAATTATATTTTCTGTGCCTGTTATAGATTGCAGGTTAATTGCATCAGAACGGATATTTAGGTTAGACGTTGCATTCGCAATATACGCCTGACCGTCTTGATATATCTGTAACTCGTTACCAGAACCAAACTGTGCTTTGTTTGCATTGCCAAACAGGATGTCATTAGAATTAACATCTAAATCACCTCCCAATTGCGGGGTGGTGTCATCAGCAACTTCGCCAAGTGCGCCCAGATTAGTCCGTGCTGTAGCAGCGTCCGATGCACCTGTTCCACCATCCGCTACAGCTAAATCAGTGATGCCTGTTATGTCGCCCCCACTAATTGTTGGGCTGGTTAGGGTTTTGTTTGTGAACGTCTCGGTTCCGTCTAACGTACTAAGTGTACCTGTGGTTGGTAGCGTTACGTTTGTCGCACCTGTCGAAGTCAACGTAAGGGCATAGGCACCCGCCGTGGTTAGGCTACCAGCAAGAGAAATGGCCTTACCCGCTATAGACAACGATGCAGCGTTAGACACTGCCTCTACTACATTCGTGCCATCACAGTACAACAACATTGCGGTGCCGTCAGGAACAGCGATACCAGTACCTGAGCTAGTCTTTAGCGTAACAGTATAACTATTACCGACTGAATTATCCGCTACATACAGTTTAGAAGACGCAGGACATATAACCGTCGCATTACCTGTGAGCGCAGTCCCTGTGTCGGTAAATTTCAGTATGGCAGCGCGAGATTCTGCGGTAGTGCCGTCTGCTGTAGTTAAGGTGTGAGAATTAGTAGACCATGTATTTATAGTCGCTAACCCAGCAACGGCCTCATCGACCATCGAAGTGATGTTGTCGTTAACCGTATCGCCCCATGTACCGTCTAAAGTGCCCGAAACAGGCAACGCTAGTTTTAATAATGGTGTATATGTTGTCATACTAGCCTCACTGTTTGTCGTACACGTCTACCCAATTTGGAGTCTGTGCGTCATCCACATCCTGCCATATGAGCAACCTGCCAAGTTCACCCGTAGCTGTCACACTCGTTACTTGTACCCGCATATTAATAGCAACATCTACATCGCCTACCGTTAGTGTAGCAGAATTACCAACGACTTGGAATATTGCATTTGTAGCCACACTTACGGTGCCTATAGCACCTGTTGCTTGAACCCCTGTAACTGTTGTATTTCCATCAGCGGATACAACTACATTGCCTATAGATCCAGTCACCTGCAGGCCAGTAGGAATGATAGTCGCTGCACCTGTTATGGTAACCGTGCCTAGCGCCGTGGTAGCAGATATGCCTACGACTGTAGCGTTTGCATCCGCGACTACAGTTACGTCACCTATAGCGCCTGTGGCTTCTACTCCAGTGAGCGTAAAGTCCGCATCACCTGTAACAGTTACAGACCCAATACCACCTGTGGCTTCTAAACCAGAAGGTTCTATTAAGGCCGTACCTCTTATGGTAACAGAGCCTAGCGCGGTAGTGGCTTCCACCCCCGTCAAACGAGCTATGTTCTGCTCGAATGTAGACGCTAATGGTGCGCCTGTAAGAGGGAAGAAGCCTAACATCTAGTTAGCTACTCCGGGCACTTTGTCATTTACGGTAGGTAGGGGTGACGTATCAAACAATATACTATCTTCTTTTTTAGGTTTTGGAGTTTCAAGGGCGGCAATAAAACGGTGAAGCACTGCTTCACGACCCATCCTTAATTGGTCCATGTTAAACTGGGTGTTCCCAATTTTACGCTCCAAGTCTTGAACGTGACTAAGCAACAATTTTTGCTCGTCCGTCATCGCATCAATGTTATATTCTTTTTCATTGACTGTAATGACGTTTGTTTTTTTCTCGGTCATTTTAGTCTCCTTTTTAACAAACAGCCATTTGAGCTTTACGCATCAAACAGCCGTGCTTCCTGCCATATCGTCTTGAGCCATAACCCAAGCATAACATTTATCAAGGAAAGCATCTCCTGATGTGGCATTAATAGCATCTAAATCTGCGTGGTAACGCTTGAAGTCTACCTCGCGGGTGTCGTCTGTAGGCGTTGACGTTGCATAGGCGCTAAGGTCAATCATTACAGAAAACTTAGGGGGGTTATCACCGCCGTCGATTAAATCTGCACCACGTTGGCGGGATACTGCCGCTGTGATGATACGATAGTAAGCGTCGTTGAAGGCGATACCGTATTGGCTTGCCCCTTCTGCGATATTATGTTGTATAGCCATTGTTTGTTTCTCCTTTAGGCATACGTTACTTCTGCTGTTGCAATGTTTGCAACCCAACGAATATTTGTTGCTGCAACACCTGTGGCTTGAACGTTTAGGGCATTGTTTGTGTTGTCAGCATACAAATTCAACTTCCAACCACTTGATCCAATCTCTGAAATGTTAAAGATTGGTAGTGTAGTTGTGCCACCGTCATTTACTAGCAGTCCACGTATTTCCCACGATCCGTAAGACGAAGCACCATTTTGCATAGCTACGACTGTGCCTGAAAATGTAATACAGGTATCAGTAGCTGCTACGATTTGATTAGTTGATGTTGCTGTGCTGTTGTTTGTAGTTAAGGCTTCAGCAGTTGCATCTGTAGTGTCTGCACGAAGAATAAACTGACCACCTTGTGCGTCACCTGCTGCGGCAAACTGACCAGAAGCATAGGCCCTTTGTCCAGTAACCGTTGCGACTGCTTGCATTCCGTGTGCAAAAGAACCGTGACCAGAAGCCGTGTTGAAATAACCGCCAGCAACAGTAGAGTAGTTATTACTGGCAGTGCCATTAAAACCACCTGTAACAGCAGAATATGACCCAGTCGCACTATTGGCCTGACCTCCTAAAACGGCACCTCTTGCACCGCTTGCTGTGTTTGCATTCCCACCTGCTATAATTGAGTAATTGCCTGATGCTGTATTACTCAAACCACCAATTGCAGCACTGTTGATGTTGGTTTCAGCAATATTCTGGTTACCAATAGCAATAGAGTTAGCAGAAGTAGCCTTTGACAGATACCCCATAGCAATACTATTAGAACCACTTGCACCGTAGCTAGATGAACTAGACCCTATATTAACTGCAAAAGCCTCGGTACTACTAGCCCGTGACCAACCAATAGCAACAGATCGTGTACTGGTTGAAGTGGGTCCCCAACCAAGAGCAACAGAATTTGAACCAGATGCACTTGCTGTGTACCCTACAGCTACACTATCAGCACCTCCCGCTGAAGATTGAAGGCCAGCAGCTATTGCGCCTCCCCCTGCCGCCGTAGGTCTTGCAAAGTAGTCTGTAGAAGTGTTTCCGACCCACATTATAGTTCTGTCGAGGGAATACCAGTTTAACCCGTCTGTATAGATGTGTATGCTTTCACCTGTGTACAGTTTTTCTGTACCTCTACCATCTATTGTTTCAGTCCCATCTGGATCAATCGTTGTAATATCGCCAGCACCAGCTTCGTTTTTAATCCAAACGTGAAATCCTGCTCCAAGGGTTGCTGCTGCTGTTAATGATATTGTTATATCATTACTACTATGCGAAATAACTTTACCTGCATCTCCTGCAACAACAGTATAGTTTGCCGTTTTATCGTCTAGTGTAAGATCGGAATCGAATCCCCCACCAGCCGCGTCTGCCCACTCGCCAGCCGTTCCGCCAGAATTTACTGTGAGTACCTGACCTGCAGTTCCAAGGGTAGCTGGAATATTTTGAGCAATGTCTACGCCATCAACGGTCCCGCCCACTGTTATATTCCCATAGGCGTGGAACCGTTGTGACCCGCTTGAATACATTAACTGAGCCGCCGCACTGCCGCTCCTATAAAAGATCAAGTTGTTGCTAAAGCTAAAATATGTATCGCTTGCCGATGGGCCTGTAATTCTAAAAATACCACTAGCATCACGATAAATACTCGCGCCGCCGCCGAAGTCTAATCTGGCTCCTTGATCAAAAACAAAGTCGTCCGTCGATTTATCCCAAAGGACATTATAAGTATCACCCGTAAAATCTACGTCAGCGGCGATGGCGACAGTATTAGCACTCGTTACAGTTGCGCCGACACCAATAGCTATAGAGTTTGTACCCGTTGCACTAGGTAAAGTAGACGTACCGTCATAATTCTCAGCGCTAAGATTGGTTATTGTCATGGCTTGTTACTCCTATGCATACGTCACTTCAGAGGTTGAAATATTAGCAACCCAACGGATGTTATGTGCAGCCTCTCCCGTGCAAGTAATCGCTAGTGCATTGTTTGTGTTGTCGGCTGAAAGAACTACAGTCCAACCATTACCGTCTGCAAAAGTTTTAACCTCTGAGTTTACCAGAGTAGTCGTACCACCATCGTTCTTCAGCAAACCTCTGATTTCCCAGCCACCTTGATCCTGTGCGCCATTCTGCATTGCTACAATCGTTCCTGAGAACATAATGCAAGTATCACTGGCAGCTACGATCTGGTTGTTAGTTGACGCCGATAGATTGTTGCCTGTTAAAACAGTAGCAGTCGCATCGGTGGTGTCTGCAACCAAAACAAACGTACTGCCTTGAGCATCACCTTTTGTACCAAAGAAAATCCCAGAAAATGCCATTTTTCCTTGCTGCTCTGTTTTCCCCCGAAGAATAGCTGCCGAATAACCATGCTGTGCATTAGCATCAGTACCTATAGCCAAAGCTGACCCAACGGCTGTTGTCAAATAACCAACGGCTGTTGCACTTGTACTCGTAGCACTACTAGAGACACCAATTGCGATTGATCTTACACCTGATGCGGTGCCATTTAGGGCTACGGCATTTGTTTGTGCGGCCTTGGCAAATTGTCCAATTGCAATACTATTAGCACCAGTAGCACCGTAGCTTGAGGAGTTAGTTGATATAGCTGCTGCGAAGCTATCTGCGCCAGAGGCGTAAGCTCTTGATATTGCTGTCGCATACGACCCAGTTACAGCTTGCGCATAAGTACCTAAAGCAAGAGCACTAGATGATGTTGCATCCGTGCCTCTGCCAAACGCCATTGATTGAACACCAGAGGCGACTGCATCCAAACCAATTGCAAAGGCGTCTTCTCCACTTGCTACCGCACTATCACCAATAGCTATAGCATTGGCCCCTGTCGCACTTGGTTGAGCCGTAGGACTACTTTCATTAGCAGCATAAAGAGCAGCACCACCTACCGCACTGCCTCCAACTAAAAGACTTGTGCCATCAGAGCTTAGAGTAATGCCGCCGCCTGTGCCTGTGTGATCTAGTTCAATCTTGCCCATTACGCGTATGTGACCTCCGATGTATGAACCGTTGCAACCCAACGGATATTCGTGGCTGCTGCTCCCGTAACCTCAACCTTTAGACCGCCATTCGTTGTATCAGCACTTAAAGCCACAGCCCACGCAGATGCACCAGAGGTAGCGTATAAATGGTTTACGATGCCGTTGCCCAAGACAGTCGATGCAGCATTTGCATCCCGCAACAACGCACCCTTGATCTCCCAGCTTGCGTAGTCGCTGCCATCAGTTGCACTTTCACGAGCAATAATTGTACCTGAGAAGCTGTAGGCAGAGTTGTTTGGTAGGATGATTTGATTAGTAGTTCCCGCTAGGATACTGTTGTTAGTTGTAAGAGCTTCTGCGGTTGCGCTAGTAGTATCACTACGAAGGACAAATGTTCCTGCTTGTGCATCTCCATCAGCAGAAAAACGACCAGACGCATGAGCCTCTTTTCCGTATATTAACGCTTGAGCATAAAAACCGTGTGCAAACGAATAGCTTTGTGTTGCGTCATTGTATTGGCCCCCAAGAACAGTGCTACCAGAGCCACTGGCAACATTGGAAAAACCGCCAACTACTGTTGAATCATTAGCAGTAGCTGAAGAGCCAGCACCGCCAAAAGCTGTTGCATAAATTCCAGTAGCTGAGTTGAGATACCCAATTGCATAACTCCTAGTGTTTGTAGCAATAGCTTGCTGCCCTATCGCAATACTGTTAGCACCACTAGCACCATACAATGAAGAAGAATTAGCTATACCAATAGCAACAGCATCTGCACCCGATGAAACAGAACGACCTAAAGAAAGTCCGTAGTTTCCAGTAGCACTTGCTTCAAAACCAATAGCAACAGCACCCTGTGCGGAAGAACCTGTATTGGACTGCCAGCCCATAGATACACTGTAGTCACCTCTAGCACCATAGCTTGAGGTATTGTTAGCTATAGCTGCTGCGAAGCTGTCTGCGCCAGAGGCGTAAGAGGTTCCAAGTGCTACGGCTGATATACCTGTGTTAGAAATTGTAGCACCATCTCCTGCGGCAAAAGACTTTTGACCATCTGTTGTAGCACTGCTCCCAATAGCAATGCCTCTTGTGCCATTTGATGTTACTGCTGCGTTCCACCCAATTGATACAGCAAAAGCACCAGCGTTGGTTGCTCCGTCACCAATACTTATAGCATCTTGTGCGCTTGCTGCCGCACTATCACCAATAGCTATAGCATTGGCCCCTGTCGCACTTGGTTGTGCTGTAGGTGAGCTTTCATTAGCAGCATAAAGATCAGCACCCGCTTGATCTACAAAACTCAACACCCCAGAGCCGTTAGTCTGAAGTACCTGTCCACTTGTACCATCAGCAGTAGGAAATTCAATCGCACTGTTAATGTTTAACGCGCCAGTGTGCACGTCGTTTACATAAAATACATTCCACTTTGCAGAGCCAGTACCTAAAGAAATAGTGCCATTAGCTAACTGATTGCCAGAATAATTAAACGGCATAATACTAGGAGTGCCGGGATCATAAAGAAGCCCTGAAACCCCATCCCCCATAATATAATAGCCGCCCGATATACCTATTTTACCAGCAGTAGAACCAGCATATTGAAAATCAACAATGTCCCCTTCTGTAGTAGTTCGGTTAAGAACAGCAGGAGCCGCTGATGCCGCAGAGATACTCAACGCCCCCGACATGGTGTCGCCTGTCACTGCAACAAAATCAGTTGCGGCGGACGTAGCCGCTGTACCTAAACCAAGATTAGTTCGTGCAGTAGACGCATTATTTAAGTCTGACAGGTTGTTAGATGGCTGCATAATGTCAGCAGCTACTGCCGTAATAAACACACGAGCACTACCTGACAAGTTAATAGCAGAACCACCACTAGAACTTTCGCTAGGGGTACGAGATAGTGTCGTACCAGACGCGGTGTACGTGCCTGTACCTATCTCAAAATTAGCCCCATCTTCTATGGTATAGCCAACTACATCACCGTCAGACACCCCAGCGGCAGCGAATGTTTGGTAGCCTGAAACGGCACTCCCTAGAGTTATTGTGCCTGTCCCGGGCGTAGAAGTTGAGACATAGGCTCTATTCTTTAAAACAGGCATTTACAATTACCTCTATAGCTTACGCAATACGGATGATTGCACTCGTAGAATCCGCTGTTGGGAACTGGATTTGAAAATCTCCGTTTGAAGACGATTTATCAGAACCAAAATCCAGCACTGCAACTGACGGGTTAGTGCCACCAGATTTGTAGATCAACGCACCGCGAGCAGTGATTGTAGATGATGTCCATGTAGTGTTGGAAAAACTTAGGTATACAGTAGTGCCAGACCCACCATTTGTTGGGTTTGTGGATATAGTAAGTGTATTCCCGCCTGCTGTATATCCAGTGCCAGATACCTCATTTGACGTGGTATATGCTGTGGTAGCAGCACTCAATGTCGCGCTGGACGTATACAGAGCAATCTTAAATGTTTGCGCCGTATCGCTACTAAAGTCCATTTCACCATCAAGCAGCGCTTGCTTGAAACTGGTACACATCGCCTGTGTTATAGCCATATCTAGTCTCCTTTAACTTACTGGCACTCGGAACTGTCCCGAGCGATAGGCGTCTTCACGTAATTTACCTTCTCCGAGATTTTTTAACAATCCAAGAGATTGCACAAACATTTTATCATACGTTTGTACCATATCTGGCTCACCTTTTAAGAACCTGATGGCTTCCACCAATGCACCATTTAACAACGCACTGTCAAATTCATCCCCAAGCCAAGTGGTGCCTGCCGTAACGATTGACGGTGGGTAATACCCATAGTGAAGCTCCGCAGTATAATTACTGTCAGGCGTTGGACCTAATATGAAAGAATCATCGTCAAAGTACGCATAGTGTTTGGGAAGCCCTACAGAAGTGGGTGTAGGGTACGCTTCTCTGATAAAGTTCACATCCTTATTTATTAGGTAGTGATACGCCCCATCGCTATCTACTAGCGCAAGCGAGTATGTGTACAGAAAGTCCGTAGGGGCTGTAAGGTATTTGTTATTTGTGGTCACAGACCCAGTAACATTTCTACGCAGCGCAGGTATCTGCACTGTGCTATATATTTTCTGTTCGGCCTGCTCCGTGAACATAGCGAGTTGAGCATCTGTGAACGAACTCTCACAAATGTCTTCTATATTAGTTTTCAACTCGGTATAGTTCATAACTTACCCCATAGGCCCACGAGCCATAAGACCTTTTGTAGCCGCACCTGTGCCACGAACTTTAACACCGCCACCAGATTTATAAGCAGATGTCATCTTCTTGCCCGTCTTCTTGGCGTGGGCTTTTGCTTTCTTTTTCCCCGCTGCCGTATAGGGAAAAGATTTGTTTCCTACTTTTGGCATTACATACCTCCTACGATATAACTACACTAACAGTGCCAATTTTTCCAGTACCAACTAATGAGTTAGGTGTAAGACTAAAAGGATCATTTAGCCCCACAGGATTCCAACCCCATTGAATTACCCTACTACTCGTATCGCCAGACACCCCTAAACTTTGGTCTGGACGTGGATTACGTATTGCTTGAGGGTCGTCCACTGGGAACTCGCCAAGTTTAAGCTGCGGATGATCAGGATCCCAACATTCAGGACAGGCTTTAATATTAGTGTCTCGCCCTTTAACAAACAGGTTTTTAAGCTCTCGTAGTTTGTATTGGAAGCCACATACATCACAAAGGGCTAAAGCGTTTTTACTAGAAGCAAACTTATTACCCATTATGCAATCCTACCTATTCTAGGCACGAACCGTGCAGCCGTTTTCTCTCTATCCTCACCTGCTGCTAATTCAAACTGCTCATCATACGCGGCTTTGAGCATAGGGATACGCTCCGCTAGATCAGGAACCTTCATAGCTATGTGGTAGGCTAACCCCGCAACAAGGCAAGGGAAGAACCGGAAGTTCATATCAGCGGTTTCAACGCCATTTCCAGCATCTTCAATCCGCCGCATACGCCAATAATAAAGCACATAATCGTTGTTATCAGGTACAGGCCACACGTTTACTTTGGGAGCATCACGCAAACGCTCTACATAAAGCTGTATAGGACGCCCTTGTGTTAGTTTGTTTGGTATAGAGGCATACGTACTTACACTTATTCGACTTATGGTAAGATCTGATTGTGTCGTAGCATTGCCGCTATTAGTACGTATTTGATGTTCCAACAGATCAATTGTGTCTGCTGGTAGAGTATACTGAGAAGTGCCTTGCACCAAACTCACAGTGCCAGAATCAATGGTCCACATATTGATACCACGGTTCTGCCACTCGATAGTCATTAAGTTCATGGACCTACGCGCAGTGCGTAAATCATAGCCAGAACGCATCTCGCTACCAGCACGCTCCCATGCTTCTTCGGCAATCTCCGTGAAGTCCATGTTAAACGCTGTGGTGCCTGATGTAGCCATAGTTACTTATCCTTAAAGTGCTTGATGACTTGCGCAACGAGAGTGTTTTTGGCTTTCCGTCTATCAAGCTCTACGCCTTCTGAACGCATCATAGCTTCTAATTCGTTCTTAGTCATAGCCTTAATTCTAGCAACGGTGGGAACCTTAACTTTTGGTTTGGGGGCAGCAGGTTGCCCACCCATTGCTAGTAGTTTCGCTTCCGCTTCTCCCTTAGTCATAAGGTCAAAAACTTCCACGTTATATGTACCATCAGCGTTTCTTGTGCCTATCTGATACACGGGTTCGCCTGAAGAGAACCTGCCATTCTGAAAAACTTCCATATTACTTCCTCACATATAAAGGGTCTGTTTGCGTCTAGGCTCCATCACACACCCGCACCCGCGAGCGATAGAGCGCTTTCTACGCGCTAGACCACCACCTGCTAGCTTAACTGTAGCAGGCTTTGTATTTTTTACTACTGTCTTACCTTTACTGCCCTCACGCTTCTTTTTGTTAGCCGTAGCTTTACGCTGGCCTTGGGACAAACTTCTGGCTTTAGACTCTGGCAGGCACCTGTCAGGGTTCTTCTTATCTTTAGAAGTACCACATTCCCCCGCGATGTTCCCCTTGGAGTCGATGCGCTTCCATTTCTGATCCAGCCATTTTTGCAGTTGGCCCATTACTTTTTCTTCTTACCCTTGGCCCCTTTTGCGTAATTGGGGTCTTTACAATACTTAGACGCGGCGAGGTTTGCATACGCAGAAGGGTAGGTATCAAAAGTGCGTTTGGCCCATGCTTTACCAGAAGCACAAATCTTACCGCCCTTTTTGTAATACCTACGCATACTTACCTCATCTTACAGGGGCGCACGCCCTTAGATGCCTTTCCTGCACCACGAACTTTACCACCATGACCAAACTTTTTAGGGCCATAGATCTTATCACGGACTCGGGCTTCAAGCATCCTGCGGTCCACGTTAGGATTTAGCTTCAATTGAAACTCCAACTCCTCTTGGAACGCCATATCTTTGATGTCTTTTACGTCCTTATCCGTGTCCATGATTACCTCATCTTACAGACTTTGCCGCCACGGGCTAATCCGTAACCACGAACCTTACCGCCTTTTTTAAAAGATCTATTCGTAGTATAGCTCATAGGTGCGGAACCAATAGCTTCTGACGCTGTATCTAATGCTTGCGATGCTTTACTCGCGGATACGGATATATCAGTGATATTATCATACGCACTCTTATTTTGGTTCGGCTGTAGCGTACCCCCAAGTGTACCCCCAGAACCGCCGCCAATGGGGAGGAATTTAGCTATATCAAACCCACCCGGAGCACCTGAGTTATCCATACGCAAATCCCCACCAGTTTGGAATTTTTTAACTTTTTTAGAGGATTTATTTTTTGTCCGTTTACGCATAACTACCTCATCTTACAGACTTTGCCGCCACGGGCTAATCCGTAACCACGAACCTTACCGCCTTTTTTCATACCCATAGACTCTTTAGCTGCCGCTTCTTCAGCTATTTTAGCTACATTGCGTCCAAGATTGGCTCCGGGCAAAGCAAACATAGCCAAGTCTTCAGCGGTTCGTTTAGCTGCCCGATTGCCGCGCTCTATGGCTCCTATTTCATCCACGGTGGGCATATCATCAGGGCGTGCCCTTGGACGAAGTGACGCTTCCATAGTCGTATCATTCGGTCTTGCTCTTGGGCGCATAGAAGCTCTTGGAGCTAGCTTTGATGAAGGACGTGCCTTTGGGCGCATAGAAGCCTCTGGAGCTAGCTTTGAAGCGTCTTCTTTCTTCATCTTTTTGCCTCTTCTAGGCGCATTTCTACCTTTTCTAGCCATTTACGTATTCCTTTTACGAGCGTTTATTCTCTTGCGCTTCTGGGAAAGCTCAGAGGGTTTAGTGTATTCTTTGCCCACAGACTGAGGCACCCCTACTTTCTTAGCGAACTTAGGGTTATTAGCCACTGCTTGCATAAACTTTTCTTGTTTTGCGGATTTAGCAGGCATCAGCAATTCCACTTCCGTAAGCTCTTGTTGATGCGACTGTTCGGGTCATTAGCGGTCTTTTTGCTTGTCAGACGCTTCTTCATGCCTGACATACGCGCACAGAACGACTTGCGGCGGTTTGCGGCCTTTGAGCCTTTCTTCAGCTTACTAGGCTTTGTAGTAACAGCGGTCTTCAGTTTACTACCGGGATTCTGTCTCCGATAGCTAGCAACACCTTTTGCGTTTAGACCCCCTGAAGGGTCTTTACCTTCCTTGCGCTGCCAAGCAGGGGATTTTACTCCTCCGCCCTTTTTATAATAAGTCCGCATACCAACACCTAGCTATAGAAGAAGGTTATCGCAGTAATGTTTGTAGCAGCAGACACGTACACGTCTGACACAAACCGCACCCCATCATCAGGAATGTTCACTGAGTGAGAATCAGAGGCCAAAAAATCTAAGTCGATTAGTGTGGCCCCGCCGTTCCCATCAGTTAGTGTCAACCGTCCTGCGCCCGCACTTGTCAAAGCCTGTATTTGACGGACACGTGCTGGCCCTACAGCTAGAGAACCTGTGCCTGTCACCCGTTTAGTTTGAACGTCAGAGGACATGGACTAACTCCTTATCCTGCAGATACAGTCAAAACGCCTGAGTTACTCCAAAGCTGCCCTGCGACAGATGGATCAGCGGTTGGTAGGTCTGTAAAGATTACAACACTGTTTGTACCATCGTGAGAAATAGAAATATCTTCTGTCACAGTACCCGTATTTGCAGCTTTTGTGATTGCTTTAAAACCGTTTTCTGAACGGACTGCACCATTAAAGGTCGAATTAGCCATATGAATCTCCTGTCTTGGCTAGTGTCAGCCACACCATGTGACTGTCAGGGATTGCCTACGTATAACACAATAAGAACAAGCTATCAACAAAAGAAAGGGCCGCACGAAGCGGCCCAGTTTATTTGAGGCAGACGGGCAGGGAAAACCCGCCTAACGAGCAGTTTACGCTCCGGGCGAACCAAAAATCCCGAGGGGATCAGAAACGCCGAAGCTGTAACGTTCCCGTGCCTTGTAGCGAGAATTACCTGTGTCGAAGTCTGCATCCATAGATGTAGCCATCGGTGCACGAGTAAAGTGCTTCAAGCCGTTAGGAACGTCTGTCATTAAGAACCATGCGTCAGTGTCTGTCAAGTAGTGGTTGACAGTATAGCCTTCAGGGATCGAACCATTATTGCGAAGCGCGTTAATGTCGTTATCGGCTGTACCAACACGTCCTTCAGTCTCAAGCAAACGAGTTGCAACAAACTGTAGGTTTGGCGGAATGACCAACTTGCGAGGTTTGGCTGCGATCAAGAGGCCACGCTCATCGGTCCACCCTGCGATCTGAATAACTGCCGCCTCAAGAGAGGTTTCGTTAAGGTCAGCCGCAACAGAAGGACGGTTTGAGTTAGTGCCACCTGACACAAGCGGGTGATCGGTAGCACAAAGTGTTTTACCGTCACCATAGGTTGTACCCGCAGCGAACGCATTGTTTAGGATCGCAGCAGCTTTAACCTGCTTGGTGTACGCCATAGCACGTGCGAGAGCTTTTGTGTAACGTGCAGACAATGAGTCATACAAGTTATCTTCGATAGCTTCCTCAGTGATAGAGAAGCCCATCGCAACAGTCTCGTGTGTATAGCGAGCAGTCCAAGTCTCTTGAGCAGAGTCATACTCAATTGCCGCACCTTCGTCTTTAACAGGTGCTGCTGAGAAGCCACTCAATTTGGTTTCTTCCTCGAATGAACGGTCAGAAGTCTCGCTTTCAAAGATTTCAGCGTGTTCTTCACCGTACTTTGCGTACTCCAATCCAAACAGCGCGTTTAGGCCGGGAAGGAGTTCTTTAAGTAACTGGGCGCGTGAAATAGCCATAGTACATCACTCCTTATACGCCAGTCGTGTTGTTATACTGGTGACCTGCGTTCCATTTAACGTAAGCCTCGGTATAACCACCCGAACTGTTTTTGGTTTCCTCAACCAGACCAATGATACGGAATGGAAGAGTGTTTGTAGTTGCAGACGTATCAGAGATAGCGCAACGAGAATTACCCGAAACGGAATCACCTGTATTGTCTACACCCGCGACGTTTGCACCGATGTCAGTGATTGCAAGATCACCAATCGTTGTGCCTGAAGATACAACCGCAGCCTTAAACAGAAGGTCGGTACCGTCTGCGACAAACGCTTGAATATCAGATGCAACAGTGCTTGCAGGATATGACTGACGCCAGACCTTGTAACCAAGGTTTGGATCTGTATATGTGCAGCCAAGGAAGACACCAACGGGTGTCATGGCAGCGTCAAACGTATCACGCTCAACGGTGCCTCCGGTAACTAGCTTTACAGCATCCCCATAAAAAATAGCCGTAGCATAACCACTTGCAATACTGAAGTGGCGTGTAACGCCTACAAAAGGAGAACCGCTCAACAATTTTACCGGAACCAGTCCATATGGACCATCAACAGCAGGATATGCCATTATATACTCCTAGAGTTAAGTTCCTGTTCCAAAAGTGACCTTAGAACGTCTATCGTTAAATAGAGGCATTCTAGGATCATTCTCCCGCATGAAGTTATTGTCTACGGACTGCATCTGGGATTTGGTCTGATTATTGTAATAATCACTCCGCTCTTCGACGAGTTCCTTTGGAGCTTTGCACAGCAACAACCCACCTATGACTACATTATCTTTAAACCGTTCATTCTCTACGGTTACCAGTGTAATCTCAGGGTGATCACTTGCCTTCACAGGCTCCCAACCTTCACGCAGTTTTGAGGATACGTTAGTAGCGTCAATTTGGCCTTGCGTACTAACTCTAACCCAATGATACTCATATCCCGGCTCTGGATTCGGAGAAGGGAGTGTCTCTGGACGCTGCCAGTGACGTTTACGAGTTTTCTTCTCGCGGGTTTCAAGTTCTCTATCTAGCCTATTCTCAGCCATTTTGTTTCCTCATATCTATTGCAACCTGTCTGGCGTATTGTTCTGGAGTTAAACCTAAACGTTTAGATAACGCTATTTGAGTCTGACTTAATTTTACCTTTTTAGGGGCTGTGCTCCGCGTTGCGGGTGCGACTACATTAGCGCTACGCCTTGGCGTAACTTCAGTTTGTTGATCAGCATCCTCGAAATTATCGGGGAAAACTTGCCGCATACGAGAATCTATTCTCTCGTAGTATTCATCTGACTGAGGACTTACGCCCTCCTTGATAAGTTTGGTATGCAGCCCCAACGCCAAACTTGTCATTTCGTCATCGACATTAAACCACGGATTTTGAGTTTTCCACTCTTCCGCACGTGGGTCATGCCCTGTTTGTGGGGCGGATTCTGTTCTTGAGGGTACAGGAACCTGTGTTTCCTGTAAAGCGGGTATTTTGAAGTTTGCTAACCTATCAGCCTTTATCTTAGCTGCTGTTAACTT